GTCTTGGTGGGCAACTGAGCGACGATCTGCGGCGGCAATTGAGCCGCAACCTGCTGGGCCAGCGGAGACCTCGACCGAACAAGCGAGTCCAGCGTTTTCACCGCGCTCTTGGTGGACATATCGCCGATCTTCTTTGCAAGATAACCGGCCGCAGGAAGCGCGATCGCGCCAACGGGACCAGCCGCGCCGTAACCAGCGCCAGCGCTTAGAACGCCGGACACGCTGCCCGTTGGTGCGAGCTTGCCCACGTAACGAGCGGCATTGCCAATTGGCGTCCCCCGAGCAACTTGGTTCATCGCGTCGATTTCCGGCTGGTTGAAGCCGAGACGCTGAGCCTTCGGAACGATGTCGTTGTTAACGGGCCGCACAAGCTGCTTGATGGCCTGGCGCAGTGCGTTGTCTTCGTTCGCGCCAGAGCCGGCAGTCGCGGCGTTGAGGTCGCCAAGGGCGGCCTTGCCCATGACCGTATTGGATCGCTTGCCGGCTGCGTAGTTGCCAACTGCGTCCTGCATTGTCTTGCTATAAGCCGCAGCATCGCCCGCGATCACGTCCGCAGCCGTAAGCCCCTTCTGGCTATCGACGAGCGACGCAAGCGCCTTGCGCGCGGCCTCGCGAGTGGGGGCGTCCGAGCTCATCTTCAGGTTAGTGAGCTGCTTGCGGATTAGCTCGACCTCGTTCATCGGCACGGCAACGGGAGGCAACCCCGGAGCAGAAGCGCCAAGCGCCTCCAACCGATCGACTGCCTTGAAGACGGGTGCCTGCCCCTCCGGATCAAAGCCCTTCAATGCAGCGCGCATATCGTTTGCCGCATTGGTGGTGAAGTCGGGTTTGACCACCACATTCATATCCTCGGCCGCCTTGAACTGTTGGCGGGCGGCCTTAAGAATATCCTCCGTCGCAGGGACCGCGCTTGCAGCAGATCGCGCCGCAACCATCTCCTGAAACTTCCGAGCAGCCGCACTCGCGCCACCAGCACCAAGCAACGCACCGGCAACCTCACCATAGGGGCCAGCTACCGCCCTGCCCGCCTCGCTCGCAACCGCAGGAGCAGCAACGCGCGTCCCCAATTTCAAAGCAAGACCTTCAGGGCCGCCAAGCACAGCGGGCGCAAGGTCCGCGGCCTTCTGCAACAGCCGGCCCGGCTCAGTCTTCGCCTCGTAGCTCGAGCCAAGCGATTCCCGGATGGCCTCAGAACCGTAATTGGAGCGGGGCGTCAGATTGTCGCCAAGGGCGCGCAAGCCAAGATGATACAAATCGCCAGGAAGGCCGAGCACGCTTGCCGCAACGCGGCCCGGAACAGTCTTAGCCGAGCTTGCCAGATCCTCGCCGACACCGACAGATGGCGCCGCGTCCTGAGCAGGCGCCTTGTAGTTATCCCAAGGGCCGCTATCAGCCGTCGCGTATTGCTCCCAAGGGCCTTCCATTTACTGCACGCGCTCCCAGCTATTGCGATCAGCAGGATTGCCGCCCTTGAAGCGGTAGCCTTGCTGGACCGCGCCCACGGCCGGACCAGCGCCTTCCGGCGGCTTGTAGCCGGGGCCTGCGCTTTTCTTCATCGCTTCGATTGCGGTCTTGCGAGCTTCGGCCTTCTGCGCGATCACCTGCGGGCCGTCGCCGGGCTGTGGGAACAACTCACGCTCATAACGCTTAAACTCTGCCGTGCCGATCGCCGCGCCCGATTCATCGCGGAGCAGAGCTGTGATGAAGTTGTCCTGAGCCTGACGATACTTCTGGTATTTGTCCGACTGAAGGAAATTGCCGCCAGGAACCATGTCAAGGCCGCGACCAGTGACGCTTGCGCCCTCGTTGATGATACCCGAGAGGTTCTTTTCAGCCGTTTCCATCTTGTTCGCGAACTTCTCAGACTTCGCCTGAACCTCGGTCTTCTCGCCAGCCTGAGCCTTGGCATTGGCGCGACTGATCTCGTTGACGAAGGTCTTGCGATCGACGCCGGGCGGGATTGCGATCTGCTTCCCGTCCGGTCCCGTGATAGTGCCACGGTCCTCGCCGCCGCCGTAGGCAACTTCAGCCTTTCCAGTCAGCGGGTCAGTCCGAAGCAGCGTGTCATTGTCGAGCTTGGTAAAGCCGTAGTTCTTCTTTTCCAGCGCCTGAGCAAGGATCGTCTTGCCTGCCTCTGGATTCAGCACGGCGAGCATGGCTTTCTGCGGACCCACGATGGGAACCAGCGCCCTATACTGAGCACTGAGGCTCTGCTGGGCATAGCTTTGCGGATCAGTGCGGTTGCCAGTCAACGCGCCGATGATCGAGCCGCCGTTGCCGATGCTCTGAAGGCCGGTGTTTAGACGGTCAAAGAACCCGTCAGGTCGCCCCCCGAGTGCATACGGCAATTGATCCTGCTGTTGCGGCTGAAGTGCCACGCGGCTCTGTGCTGAGACATCAGTCGGCGTCTGAGGGGCATAATCAGAAGCGCTTCCGACCTGCGGCATCTGATAACCGCCAATATTCATTGAGCGCAGGGGCGGCTCAGGCTGGGCCTGCTGGGGCGCCGGCGTGATCGGCTGCGGGGCCGAACCTTGAGGGCCAAGCGATGGAATACCTGCGACCGGAGCCGCCGCAACACCGCCGTTAAACACAGACGGAGGCGAGAATTGTGCCGGCGTCGGCATATTCATTTGCGGGATTGGGCCGAACGGATTTGGCGCGTCTGGCGTGATGCCAGTGTAGTTGCCCATCGCATCATATTGCGGCTGCGGAGCCGCCTGCGGCGTAAGCAGCGGGCTCTGATAGAGAGGTGAGTTGAGATAGCTCAACAGGCCACCAACGCCATTGCCGGCATCAGGAGGAGAGAGGTAGTCGAGCAGACCAGCCACTTATGCAGCCTCCACAGCCTTGTCAGTCGCAAGCTTGTAGTCCACGGCCTTGAATCCGTTGATTTCCTCAACAGCCTCGGGCGTTGCCTTTTCGACATCCTGAGCCATGAGGCCGATCTGAAACGCAGGTTGGCCGATATAGCGATAGCGATAGACCGGAGTGCCGTCGAATAACGTTCCAACCTGCTCAACGTCTTCCTTCAGACGGCGATCGGAGAAGAATTTCGCCATGCCGGCGATAGAACCGCCGCCGCCCTGCCCCCCGCCACCAAACAGCCCCGAAAGACCTTGGGCGATGCCCATGAACTGCTGCACACCGGACATCTGATTGGTCGTATTGCTGGTCCCGCTTGACGTGCCACCAAGTCCCGCGATGGGAACGCCGATCTGTGCGAGTAACCCAAGGTTTTGGAGCGGAATACCAAGTCGCTGAGCTTCAGCCGCAAGCGTGTTAGTTGCGCCGGAATTGAGCGCCTCCTGACCAGCACCGATCGAAGCCAAGCCAGCGCCACGGTTGGCAAGATCCTGCTGCCGCAAGCCGCTCAGGAGCCCTGCATTGGTGTTGCCGGCGTTGTAGAGATTGCCGGCCGCACCCTGTTGGTTCTGGACGTTCTGATTGTATTGGCTGACAAGAGTTGGTGCCAACCCTTGCGTAAGGCCGCGGCCGAGGGCCTGAGAGTTGCCGCCGCTGAAGTCACGTCCCGCGGCTGCAAACGATCCGTTCACCCGGTTGGTGATGTCGCTGGTCAGCGTCGAAAGAGCGTCCTTCAGCCCCGGCGTGTCGTAGGGGTTATAGTTCGTGTTCGACGCCAGAGGCTGCGTGGCCTTCTGATAGTCGAGATAGTTCTGATTGATCGCGCCCGCCTGGTTCATGGCACCGCCGCCGCCAAGCAGGTTCTTTGTGTAGTCCTGCACGGCAGGGGCATACTGGCCAACGCCGGCCGCGTTCTGCTCGATTGTGTTGAGAGCGTTCGTCTGAGCGCCAGTAATGCCGGTTTGCGGCAAATAGCTGTTGAGTTGGCCGAGGATGCCCTTAAGGGTATCCTGTGCCGGAGCCCACGGGTTGGTCTCGGATTGTTGCGTAGTGGTTTGCTTAGATTCGCCGCTCAAAGACGTTTCTCCAAAACAACGTACTCGACCCGATAATCGGTGAGCACGCGCTCCCAACCCTTGCGGCCCATTGTCCGCACGGAGAAGCACCCTTCATTCTTTGCATATTTCTCGATTTCCGAACGGAGAGAAACCCATCTCTCCAGATCGTACCCGGCACAAGCCGTAATCATGCATCTTTTGCGAGAATTCGATCCGGCCAGCCTTGTCGTCGCGGCTGCCAGAACGGAAATCCCGTCCCACGCGACCCAAAGAAGCAGGTCACCGGCCAGAACATCGCGTTCTGTGAGGTCAAAATCACAAAGATCGGTTGCTTCAACCGCTGCTCTGATCTTGTCCCGTACATGAGGCCACATCTCATCGATGCGAGCCGGATCGACGCAAATCAGGTCAGGCGGCTTCATAAACGCCGCTCAAAAAGAGCGTCTTCCCGTCCGCGCCTGGATAGGTGCCGTCGGTCTTGAAGATGTCGGCGCGCGTTGATGAGGCGGCAATACGAGCATGCAGCTCGATGCCGGCCGTGTCATCTCGTGCAGACAAGCTGAAATTGGCATTTGCGGCAGTTGCCGGGAGCGTAGCTCGCACCCAAGAGGACGCCGTTCCGTTGGTCGTGATGATAATTGTGACGGTAAAGAATGTAGTCTTGCCAATTTGCTTGTACCGGCCAGTCCCTGAAACTGTAGTGAACGCGCCGCCTGCCGCATCGATAGTCGGAGTGTAGGCCGCCCACGCGGTGCCGGTATCGCCGGTCCCGCCATTCGCAACGGGAAGCGTGCCAGAAACCTCCGACCCCAAGGCGATCGTGGCGGCGTGATTCTTGATGAGCTTGCCCGTGGTCCCGTCGTAAACAGCAAATCCGTTGTTCGTTGCACTGGCAGGGCCAACCACGAAAGTCGCCGCACTAGCTTGCAGCGCTGCAATGTCCGCCGTGTTGGTCGCGATGTCGGAAACAGCTCCGTCAAGCTTTGGCCCGACCTGCTGAAGCGACATCACGAGTTTCTTCGGATCACTCTCAAGCGTGCCAGGAACATAGGTAGCCATCAGGTCAAGCCCTCTTGCTTAACATCAGGCTCAACACCGGCCGCGAAGGTCCACGCCGTAGATGCTGGGATGCGAAGCTTAAACCGCGAGTAGCGAGTTGACCGCCGCATGTCGCATCGGCCAGTCCGCGAGTTGCGCGCGATCTCCGTCGTGTAGGTCGGAGTATCCTGCTGCGTTTCACGATAGGACGCGGAACCGTAAAACGATGGCGCATCCGTGATCGGCCGAAACCCAAGAACCGTAATCCGCCGGCCGTCCGTGCCCTGCTCCGCACTTTCAAACGTCGCTTCCAGGTTCGAGCCCGAGAAGAACCCCATCTTGTGAGCGCTAGAGAACTGAGCAATCAGGGGCTGCGTTGCGACCGCGAAGCTGTCCAGCGAGGCTGCGAGCGCATCTATTGATGATGAGATCGAATCCAATGCCTCAAGTGTGAGGCCAGGCTGAGACAAACCGAGCAGGTATTCCCCGCTCATGTCAATGGTGAACCATCGATCAAGAACGTAGTCATAGCCAATGATCTTGTCGTACAATCCAGATTGACCCGACGTAGATCTATAGGCCCAAAACACGCGTGTTCCGCGCGGATCAGAAGCGCCGATGAACATCCGCAATTGCGTTTTGTCGAGATCGGTAAAGAAGGTTCGGTCAACCTTCTCACGCCCGATCGGCTCTGGAAGACCCCCCGGAGCAATCTTGAAGAAGCCTTGCGCGGAATGAAAGAACGTATGTATGCCAGCCCGCACGATGCTGTAGGGCGCGAATAGGCCTTGATCCTGAGCGATGCGCTCGATCTGGAAGATCAAATCAGATCCGGGGATGTAGGACATCCGCCGAATAGCCTGATCCTGAAATACCGTTCCGAACTCGCCGCCGGCAACACCGCGCACAATGCCGCCATCCGGGAAGTCCTGATAATCTGACGAATTGACGCCGGCAGTCCAGCCCGTGGTATCGTTCAGCGCGGACCACTGAATGCGAAAAGGATTAGAAAGCAGCCCTGAAAGCACCAGGAAGCGGCCCACGACCGAAATGTAAGCCGCCTGAGGCGGAGAACCGGCATTATCAGCAAAGACAGAAGATGTTCCCAGCGTATAGGTTTGCAGAACGTCGTTTTTCTGCGTCGCCTTCACCAGATTGCCGAACTGCACAAACTGCCATTGCGCATCGTCTGACAGCGTCGAATAGAGATGCGTAACCGAATGCGTTCCGGTCCCTGTCGTCGCGGTATTGATCGCAGCGCCGCCCGGCGTGGCCGAAATCGTATAGGTGTTCGCGCTCAGAACTGTCTTGACGTAATAGACTGTCCCGGCTGTGATTGCAGCTGGCAGCGCGCCGCCGGAGTTGGAAAATACCTTCGGCTCGTTAGCAGCGGAATCGTGGTTGTTCTCAGTGATGACGCCAGGGCTTGCAGCCGATATGGTGCAAGTCGTGGTTCTCGAAACCGGAATCCACGAATAATCCGTGTTGTTCGCCAGATAGAGCCGCTTCGACGTGCCGGCAAAGACGGCAACCGAGCCATCAGACTTCAGCGCATAGAACGCACCGCGACAGGTATCTGGTAGGGCCTGCGAGAGAATGGCGAAGTCAGGAAAGGGCCCGTAACCATCCGCCCGCGGCAGCACGTTGTTGATGTCGTGCGCGTTGGTTTGGCTTTCATAGTCTGACGCGTCCGGGTGCCAAGCTCCGAAGGGCAGGAGCGGCATTTAGGGGGTAATCCCCGTCACGCGGATTGCCATGCCCTGCCGCTCGTTGAAATCAAGATTGTTGATCTCGTCAAACACCTCATCGCGCCGCGCCTTCCATAGGCCGGCGGGGTCAACGTCCTTGTTGAAGGCGTTCGCCTCGGCGAGAGAGCCGAACAGATAGGCGTCGAAATGATTGGTGTAGAGCCAGTTCAGGGCGCTCGCGAGGGCCGTCGTGCGCTGATAGTAGGTGAATGTCAGCGCAGTATCATCGAGCGGCTTGACCCGTAAGGACGAGCCCTCGATCGTGAAAATCGTCGGAATATCTGACGCGCCGTCTGGATACCAGCTCGCCCAGATCGGAGGCGCCACATATTCCAATTCTCGAGTTGGCGATCCCGACCATGTCACGCGACGATAACCGAAGAAGTCACTCGGCAATGTCGCAACGCCGCTCGATGGCGTCAGCGTCGTCGTCGTCTCTTGAGGGCGAACCTTCAGCCGACGAGCCGCAGCGCACTCAAACAGGCGGATGAAGTCGGGAATGTAGTTCGTGAGGTCGTCACGAGCCAGCCAGTTCGCAATTTGCGTTTGAAGATCGGCGTAGGTCGAAAAGCTCACCGCGCGCTCCAGCCCGCTTGCAGCTTCGGCCGATCGACTCGCAAATAGGCCCACTCAGGATCTTGCAGCTTGCGATGCACGATCTCGTCAAACTCCGGCGTGAACATGCGCAAGGACGTGTTGCCCTTGGCGTGCTCCTCATCCAACCATTTCACGTAGATCACGTTCGGGATGCGGGCGACGTGACGCCCCCAGTCCGCGTTCTGGTCCTCGCGCCGCGCTTCCTTGTTCCACTCCAGAATGGGTTCAACGTCCTGGATGTGCTCAATCGCAAGGTCTTTGCCGTTGCTGTCGAGGTGGAAGCGAACGTTCGTCACAGGCACTCCGTCACGTAGAGCGTGCCGCCCGACGACACCTGAACCGCCTTCGGCTTCTGCCCTGGCGTGACCGTCACGTATTCCGCAGAATACGCGACCATATAGGTGCCATTCGAGCTGGTTGGCGTCGAGCCGTCAGTCGTCACAAATGCGTCCGTCGTGGTGAGGAGCCGCAACTTTGTCACACCATCGGAAACGCCATTTGTGATCGTGCCGGCAGTGCCGGTGTACGCGACGTTCTGGGTCGTGCCCCAGCGCCCGGTCCCAATGTACTGCTGCGACATGGATCAATACCTGATGACGGCGAAGAACATCGCAGGGCAGGTCGTGGACGAGGCGCCGTCCGAGATGAACTCGATATTGTCGTCCTCGTTGACGACGTTCGCCGCGGTCGGGATAGCGGTGTCAACGTCACCGGCGGCCGAACCTGACTGCGTGATGGTCCAGGAGCCGTTCGTGATCGAGGTGCCAGCGATCTTGCTGGTCACAGCGGAATCGGCGCCCGTGATCGCGTTGTAAATCACCGAGCCCATCTTGACGATGGTCCCGCGGACGGGTGCAACAGCGAACGCGCTCGACGCCGCGCTGATGTCGGCAGCATAGGCCCAAACGATCTTTTCGTTGATCGGATGGTTGGTCGGAAGAGCCATTTAGGTTTCTCCAATCTTGATCAGATGTTCTGAAAGGCACCCACGGAAGGTCTTAGAGCCGTGGTGCCCCAGCTCTATCGTCGGATCGAGGTAAACAGGGATG